TTGTCTGATATACAGGTGTTAATCCTGGATACATAAAGTATGCTTCGCCGTTATCATCCTTCTTGATGAAACCATTGTGTGCAATACCTTCATAAACCAGTGAACCACGTACTAGTGACTCTGGGTTGTAGCGAACTGTGCGGTAAACACGGCGATAGAAATCTTCAGTAGCACGATAGAAGCGTGCAAAGTTACGAACAGACATAGCTAACTGACTACGTACTGCAGGATTATCTACGAAATTTAGGACTCTTTCCTTTGCCATCTCTTCAGCAACTGAAATGATATGGCGACTAGCAAAATCATCCGCTTCAGCAAGAGCATCACCGGTAAGTCCTGCAGTAATTCTCTCTCTAATAGCCTTATCAAAGCCTGAGTCTTGCATCATCTTACGAACTGTAACAATTTCGTTAAGAACAATACCTTCACGAGAGAATCGAGCGTTTGCTTCTCCCATTGCATCCCAGGTGCGTTCAATAATTCCGCTTACTTGGAACTTCTGCTCAGAAACTGGTACCAATGTAGGACCTGAGATGTACTCTGGTACTAAATCTGGACGTGTATTGTCTGGCAAGTCATCAATTGATAGTTCATCTGACTTAACAGTTACTTTACCCTTGGCATCCTTAAAACGAACCTTGCTAAGAAGGTCTTCATTAATCTTTCCATCAGCCTTAGAGAAGGTATTTCGTACAGCAGCATATGCTTTCTCTGCGTGAATCTGGGTATCGCCATTGAGCTGATACAACTCAAAGCGGTTTCTTTGCTCATCTGTAAGGTTGTCAAGATACTTACGCATCTCATCTACAGCCTTCTTAGGCTCATCAAGATAAGTAACGGCTATTTTTCCAAGATCGTCGTTGGAATGAATACCAATTTGAACTAACCAAGATACACGTGATTGCATACTTGCTACTGGATTAAACTGAGTAAATGCTTTTTCTCCAGTAACACGTACGTACTCTTCACCGTTAATAGTGATAGGAGCCATAGGACCAAAGCGTGATACATCATCTATTGCTCTCAAATATTGGTCTGCACCAGATAGGGCATTCTTGCTACCTTCTGATACTGCACGAAGTGTGTCATCAAGATTACCAAAGCGAGCTACTTCATCAAGAATTGCTGCACCACGTGGGTCTAAAATTTGAGGAACTGAACGACGCAATACTGCTTCGCCTAGAATCTTGCGTACTGCTTCTTCAGAATCAGCGTTATCAATCTTTGTCTTAAATTCTTTAAGTTCTTTTTTCTTGAGGAACTTATTAACTGCTCCTAGTTCACCTGCTTTAACTTTAAGCAGAGCAGTATCTTTTGCTCTTTCTTTTAGAGTCTTATCGCCAGTAATACCCATACCAACACGAACACGTGTTGAGAACATACGGCCTTTAACAACGCCCCAAGGACTGCGACCAATAGCAAGGTGCATTAAAATATCTTCAGTAGCGTTACGAATAGCAAAGCGTGGACCAGCAAGAGTTGCAATAACCCAACCTGATGTTAATTTACTAGCCCACTCTTTATGAGATAGACCAAACATTCTATCAATAATGCCTGAACGAGCAGCAAGACGATCTAAGTCTTGAATCTGAGGTGTAGCAATACCAGTAGATAGCTGATATGGAAACAAAGCAACCTGTTGTCCTGCGAACTCTGCAGGGTTTCCAAGGTTTTCTTTATTAACTACGATATCTGGTGCGTATTGCTTGCTTAATCCTTTGCCTAGGAACTGATTAAAGTTATCAAGGCCTGCTGGACTCTTTGTTACTCCACGTACTTCATAGATTGTGGAAACTAAACCTTTATAAATCTGCTTACGTTGACCTTCGCTACCAGCATCAAATGCTTCTGCAAGTATCTTTGAGTGGTAACGGCTGTTAGTCAATCGTGATAACTGGAATATTTGCTTAGATGCGTTTGCACCCATTACATCAAAGTATCCATCCTTGAAGTAAGGAATGGTTGTAAACTTAGCTGAGAACTTATCAATGCGTTCTTGAATCTGGTCAATAGTAAAGCGCTTTGCACCATCTGGACCCTTGAGTTTACCAACCTGCTTTTCAGCGGCTGCAATAATCTCTGGTCTTTCAATTATACCGGTAGCGATTTCATCATAAGAAGGTGCTGCTCCGTAAAGAGCAGTAACTAACTTACGGCCAACCTTGTCAATGTTAAATACTTTATTAGCTGTTGTAAGAAAACCAATACGAGCCTGACGAGCAGCATCAAGACGAGGAATCAACGGAGTAATACGAGCAGGTTGACCTTTAAGGATGTTGTTAACATCTACAATGTTTTGGAAATAGTTCTTTGCAGTAGCAGCGTCTTTGACGCCAGCCTTAATAAACTCATCTGATACTACAGGACCAAACTCTGGTACAAGACGTTTGATACGTGTCTGTATCTCTGTAGCCTTTGTAATATCTTTTGCTTTACGAGCATCGCTAAGTGCTTGCAGTTCAGAACCATACTGATTAAAGAAATCAACGACTGGCTTCTTATTAAAGGCTTGGTCTAATTTCTTAGGATCACCAATAATTTTAACAAGTGAGTAGTTTGCTACATCATATACTTTCTTGGCTTTACCAAGCAATAGTGTTGGGTCTGCAAAGATTCTATATCCTGCATCTACTGTTCCAGAGATACCTGTGTAGAGGAAGCCTGAACCTTCCATAGATTCTGGAAGTATGTTTGCTACTGCTCTTCCTGGAGAGTACTGTGCTGCCTTAGCAGCATCTAGTGCCTCTTCATAAAGAGAATCTTTTTCCTGTGAAGCATTTGCAGCAATAGCCTTTTCTTCATCAGTTCCCTCAACGGTAATCTGAGCAAGGCTTTGACCTTGTGCAACCTTCATAGCAACGCTCATATAGTTTTCGCCGTATTTCTTCTTGGCTTTTTCTATACGAGAAACATTAAATAGTTCACGACCATCAGCACCAGCTAGGTCAAAGGCTTCACCTATGGTTTTAATACCACGCTTGCCTTGTTCTTTACCTGGTAATACTTCTTGAAAACCTAAACTAACTGTGCGATATGCACGAGTCATAAAGTCAGAGACTTCATCAAGACCTTTAAAAAGTCCTTTAGCAATGGCTGGAGTAAAACCTAGAACTGGATTGTAGTATTTCTTTACTGACTCAAACCAATTCTTTTCTTCTTCAGGTTTGTCATCAACATCGCCAAATACTTTTACAAGTGCTTCCTTTTGACCGTTAGGAAGTTTGTTAAATTTCTGTTGGCTTTGAGCAGCAGGAAGAGAAGTGAGTTCCTTCTGCATACCCATCAACTTATTGAGCGCATCAATTTCTTTTTGCTCTGCTGGTGTAAGACCAGCTTGAGAAGCAGCAGCCTTTAGACCATCACCAGCCACTATAGACCTCGCACTAAGGCGTTTTGATACATTACATTAACTTCGCCTGTTGTGTCATAAGGTAGCATTTTAGCCAAGATGTCAGATAGTTTCTGACTTCCTTGCATTGCTTTCAAACCTAGAGCTTCAGATCCTGGACCTGCACCCATATCAATACCAGCTGTTACTGGTTCGTCAGGACGTGTAGTAGGTGCAAAGAGTTCTGTGACTGGTGCAGATGGAACTGGTGCATTGGCAGGACGACCACCAACATTGTCTGCTACGCCACGTGTTGCAGCGAGTGGAGCACCTGATTTAACTGATGCTGTTTCTACACCTTCACCGTAATATTGTGAAGGTAAATCTGTTCTCTTTGAGAACTTACCAGGACCTGCAGCACCGGCGAGTGGACCTCTAGCCATCTGTTTCCTCCTGTATTGTTTCTAAATCTTGTGAAAATTCTTCCCACACTTTGATTGTGGCTGACTTTTGATTAGCGTGATATATAGATAGTTCGTATAACTCAGAAGCAAATGCTTCTACTGTCTGTGTTAGGTTATAAATAAACCCTGTAAAGATTACTAGAAAATCTGTCGGGCGTACTGGACGCGGAAGTTTTTCTTGCTTACTCATCGTCCAGTACACCTTTCAGGTAAATAACTTAAGCCTTCTTGCCTTTGCGTCCAGGAACGTTCATTCCGAAGAATACTTTTCCGCCTGCTGGCTTTGCTGTGTCTTTCTTGCCTTCTACTGGCTTTACTTGTACAGCTTTTTCAAATGTACCTTTTTTCATATTTGCACCTCCTTCACTTATGCTGCCCCACCAATAGAGGCTAGTAGTTGCGCTATATCGGGACGTTGACCAGCAGCAGGGGCCTGACCAGCTTGTTCTTGTGGAGGTTGCTGCGAGGCAGGAGCGGTGGCCGCACCTGCTGCTGGAATCTGTTGTTCCATAGTTGGAGCCACTTGTGGCGCTACTGGAACTGGTTCTGGCATAAATACTTTTTCTACAGTTGACTCTAGTGAGAGTCCCTTTTGGCGACCTTGGATAACACCAGCGATACGCTTGACAATCTCTTCAGGGTTTTGCCCCTGCGCCGCCATAGCAGGAATAGCTTGAGCATACTGAGCAACGGCCACACGCAAAGAATCACGCATCTCTTCAATATCAACACGTTGTTCCTCCTGAGTTACATTGAGGTCCATTGGAATTTCACGGCGTACATAGTCGCGTGATACAAGTTTATCCGAACGCATCTGTAGCAATGCGATGATTGCACGGTTAGGATCCATACCGGACATAATTCCGTAACGGACGTCTACTCCGTACTCACCCTTAATATCACGAGATGGTACGTACTTCATATTGTATGGAGTACCGTCATCTGTTCCCTTGATTGACTTAGTCATTGAACCGAAGACAACTTCGTCAATTTCAAAACAGAGAGATACAAGTTCCATAAATAGACGTGCAAATTGTGCTTGAGCTGATTTAATCTGTGTATCGAAACCAGCCTGTAGTGCTTGGACTCCACGACCTGTAACAACAGATGCGCTGATATCTCCTGAACGTGATTCTGGATAACGAGCACCTAAGCGTAGTTCACGCTCTAATACACCTGACTCTGTAAAGACTCCAGGTGGTAGTTCTAGTGGAACACGACGAATGTTCTGTGGCTGAGATGAGCGCATAATTGCATCTGGTCCCAAAGCAAGTTCTTGCACATCTTGTGGAATAGCAATAGGTGCTTGGATAGACTTCTCAGCGGCTTGAATTTGCAATACAGCAAAACGAGCACGAGCAAGTTGTACTGCTAG